TACTAAAGAAGTAAAGCAATATATTAACCGCGAATTTGGCTTTTCGTTTAATAAGATTATTTTGCTTGAGTATAGTGGTTATGCTTGGGAGTATTGCATGTTTAAGGTATGCAATATCACATATCAGGTAAACAATACCATGTTGTCTATTTTTGAGCAGGAGTAAAGGCATGAAAGCGCAGGGGAAAATTACTAACGATGAATATGGCACTGAATTGCGTGTCACTGTTTCAGTAGATAAAATGGCAGGTGTTTTGTTTGATGAATCAGATTTATATAATGTTGTCAACGCCGCGCTTATTCAGTTAGTAAAACTTATTTCAAATGAAAGCGAGGAATAATATGGGTGATTTGATTGTTACTATTTTAGGTTTTGCCGCTTTTGCTGCTTTTGCGTATTGGATGGTGAAAGGTTAATGAGTAGGGGTAAAAAATTAAATTTAGGCGAGGTATTCGACTTGTTGGAAACTTGTTACGGTAAACAGTTTTATGTTCGCTGGTCGATGATCGAAAAGGAAAAACCAATAAAAGAACTTGATGTGGTTTTTGCTTATAAATATATAGCCGAAAAACCTATTGTTCTTCGTTTATTTATTCATCCTAATGTGACAAGCGATGAATTGTTTGAAACTATTTCGTGCGCCGTAAGAGAGGAGGTGAAATATGTATTTTAAGCTTTCTAATGGCGATATTGTGAATAACGATGAATTTGGCAAATCGTTAGAGCGCTATATTTGTTCGCTAAATGAGTTTTTTTGTAGTAAAAATAAACCTTATAAGCTCATATTAAAGCCCGATTATTTATATGTGGTTTACGACTCGGTAGTTGTTGAAGAATATAATATTGATTCATTTTATGAAATGTATCAAGATGTAATAACGGCGGTAAATGACGTAATTGAGCAGTTTAGCGATGAGCATATAATCGAATATCGTTTGGGCGATGATATTATTCACGTTGTTCCTATTATATCGTTTGATATTCCTTGGAATGCATTTTATTCTTATCTATTAAAGGAGTTTGAAAGTGATTAAAAAGAAGTTCTATCATATTAAAGCGACTGTTACCGATGGAAACACCAATTTGGGCATATTTGAATATAGCGGAACCGCTATTTCAGATATAAGACTGGTTAAGTTGGCTAGGAAGGAATATAAAAATGAACTTGTAACCTTGGTAGGCATTGTTCGTGAAGAACTTGTTTATGAAATGACCGAATCTGATTTTATGAAATACGGTACTTGTAAGGAGAACTAAAATGGCCGAATCATTGGAAATTGTACGTGAAGCTGATAAATCTATGACTATGGATGATGCTATTAAAGCGGGGGTATCAGCTTATGGAATAGTTACTTCTTTTGCAATCGAGACTGATGATGACAAGAAGCGTCTGTTTAAGGCGCAGAATGCCGCGGCATCACTTGCCGATATGGATGGTACCTATATTAACTTGGTTGATGTGGCTTTCACCGAATCAAATTTAGTCGATGATGAGGGAGAATCAAAAGATAACCCTGGTGTTATTTTGATTGATGCTGATGGTGAATGCTATTTTAGCGGTTCGCTTGGTGTTTACCAGTCCGTTAAAAGCATTATTAACTCTTTTGGTATGCCTGCTACTTGGTCAGCACCTATTAAAGTTGTTACCAAAACACGCACCTTGCGCAATGGTAGGCAATATCGTTATCTTGATATGTAAGTTTTTGATAACCTACTCCCCTACTTTTGTAGGGGAGTGTTTTTTCATAGGAGGTATAAAATGCCAAAAGTTGATAAGGAATTATCACGCTTGCAAAAGAACGCACGCAATAAGCTATACCGTCTACGAAAAAACGGTGTTATTAATGCGAAAATTGGTGATGCGGCCGTTATTGTAAAGCCTTGGAGTGAAGTTCAGAGAATGTCAAAAATTGAGCTGATTCAATATAAGCGCGATTTACGAGCTTTCAATTCACGTAAGAATCGAATCAAGAGGCAAGGTAATAGCGGCGAATTTATTTTGCAACGAAATAGAAATATTGCAATCGATGCGTCCGCCGTTTGGGAGTTTCGTATTTTAGAAGCAGAGCGAAATATACAGCGCGCAGTTAATGGAAATCGCTTGGAAGCTAATATAGCTGCTAGTTTGGATGGTTTAACCGATGACGAATTAACGGCTTTGTTAGAACGCAATCCTAACTCAAAATATGAGCGATACGGCGGTTATGCCCCTAACCCCCCTCGAATGAATCCGTTTAATTCATTAGAGAATCTTAAGAATGTTACTCGCTTAATTGCTGCCGACGTTAATGGTAAACACGCAGTAACTAGTGATCGTTTATATAATTGGCGAAAAGGTGTTATTTCTCGCACGAAAGAAAACGATTATATGACCGATGAATTAGAAATTCGCCTTAATGCCTTAAGCGCTGAACAATTAGAATACTTATATGAGTATTCTATGTTTGCTTTTTATGCGTCGGACTTTCATTACCAGTCGGAATTGGACAGCGGAATACAGGATACTACCAAAGCAACGAAAGATGAGGCATTAGAAGGAATTTTATTTGAATTAAGTAAGGCAGAAAAAATTAAAAGCGCTGTGAAGGTTCCGAGCATAAATGAAATGGGGCTGTAATTTTGTAGCCGATTTTGAAACGAATACCAAAGAAGATACATGTGCGAAGAATCCCGTTTGGGCGTGGGGTGCTTGCAAAGTTGGCGACCTAGAATCGTACTCATACGGTATTTCTATTGATTCATTTATGCAATACGTGAAGAAAAATTGCGGACGGTATTGGTTTCACAATTTGGCATTTGACGGAAAATTCATAATTGATTGGGCTCTTCGTAATGATTTTAGGCATGTGGACGAGTACCCTCAAGCAGGCGAATTTACTACGCTTATTGATCGTATGGGCAAATTCTATTCGATTGAAATAAATATGAACGGCATAAAAATACAGTTCGCCGATAGTCTTAAAAAAGTGACTATGTCTTTGGCAAATGCCGCTAAAACATATGATTTGGAAATGACTAAGGGTGAAATCGATTATAACGAATACCGCCCTGCAGGCCATGAATTAACCCCATTAGAAGCTGATTATTTACGCCGTGACGTACTTATACTCGCGCAAGTAATGGAAAAACGCCTTAAGATGGGCGAAAAGCTTACTACGTCGTCGGACTGTTTAGCAGTTTATAAAGATGATATTAGCGTGACTGAGTTCAAACGGTTGTTCCCTATTTTACCCAAAAGGGCTGATCACGATATTAGGCAATCATACCGCGGCGGTTATGTATATGTTAACCCGTTGCATCAAAATAAAGATATATCAAAAGCGGGTGTATCGCTTGATGTGAATAGCATGTACCCGTATGTTATGCGGTATCGAACATACCCGTATGGAATGCCTGAATTTGTTATGGATGAGCGTGAATTACACGGGCTTTTTGTTTGTCATATTCAGTATAGCGCAAGAGTTAAAAAAGACGGTTTAGCTTGTATACAGATTAAAGATGATGCGCGTTTCAACCCCCGCGAATATGTAAGAGACACACATGGAATCGTTTCAGGGTGGTTTACCTCTATTGATTTGGCATTGATAAAGGATATGTACGATTTAGATATTGTCTCATTTGATGGTGCCTATTGTTTTAACCATCGTGAAGGTTTATTTGATGATTACATTGATATAAATAATTACAATAAAGTTCATGCACACAATCCTGGGGAGCGTTTCGAAGCGAAGCTACGCAACAACTCGCTTTATGGCAAGTTTGGCCAAAAGATCGAGGGGGTAAGAAAAGTACCCGAACTTAACGCAGAAGACAATACCGTTCATTATATTGAAAACGATGGTGAGGAGCGCGACCCTGTTTATATTCCTGTTGCAAGTTTTGTAACAAGTTATGCTCGCGATTATCTAATTCGCACCGCGGTAAAATTTGGTGATGATTATATATATAGTGATACTGATAGTATTAAAGCTTTTGGTGATGTTCCAAAGTGGCTTGAAACTGATCATAAAAAGCTTGGTTTTTTCGATGATGAATACCATTTTAAGCGCTGCAAATTCATTAGGCCGAAAACATATGCGGTTGAATTGGATACGGGCGAATATATTTATAAATGTGCAGGAATGCCTGACGGGTTAAAAAAGGTGATGCGCTTTGAAGATTTTTCAATAGGTTTTACTAACGATAAGCGTTTAAGTAAAACAATCGATTTGCGTTATTTGAACGATGAATGTTTCAAGCTAGTACCAAAAAACGTACCTCGGGGGGTTATACTTGAAAAAAGACCATTTACGATTAGAAAGTAGGTATTTATGGACTATTACACCGAGGGCATTATCGCGCTTGTGGTTTTGTTGTTTATCTTGCTTGATTTTATTTCAGGCATTGTAAAAGGGGCGGTTAATGCGGATTTATCAAGCACTAAAATGCGCGAGGGCTTGATGCATAAGTTGGCTTTTATTTTGGCTTTGTTGCTTGGATGGTTGCTAGAGTGGTCAATGCCGATTCTGGGGCTACCCGATGTATTTGGGGCGATTTATATTGGCGTGGCAACTTATATTGTACTTACTGAATTAACTTCGATTTTGGAAAATTTGGGAGATATTAATCCCGAACTAAAGAGCAGCAAATTCATGTCATTGTTTCAAAGTGATAACGAGGAGGGCAAAAAATGAGTGATGAAGTAAAAGCAGTAGACACTGAAACAGAGACTAACGGCTATGATTTACCCGCTGAAGCCGATGAGATTGAAGGTGCTGACAATGACTAAAATTTATTGCTGTGCTGGTGGGCATAGCGCAAAAGCGCCAGGAGCATCGCATTTTATCGATGAATATACCGAGGATAGGCGCGTTGTGGCTGCACTCATTACAGAGCTTGAAAACAGAGGCTATTCAGTTGTAAATGCATCAAATGAGCAACCAACGCAATCCCGCGAATTAGCCGCAGAAGTGAATAGCGCAAACTCAAGCGGTGCCGAGCTATTTTGCGCAATACATTTCAATGCCGCAAGCGTTACCAATGGTGTACGCGGTTCTGAATGCTGGTATTATACGGGTTCCGCTGCTAAAGATTTAGCGGTAAAAGTTGCTCAAAACGTTTCAAGCGTTTTAGGCTTACCGTGCAGAGGCGCAAAGGCTAGCACTTCTTTGTATGTTTTGCGTCATACCAGTATGCCTGCAATTTTGGTTGAAGTTTGTTTTGTTGATGCTAAAGGAGATGTTAACGCCTATCAAAACAAGGGCGTAAATGCAGTAGCCGCCGCTATTGCTGACGCTATCGCGGGCACAAGCTACGGCATTACCAATAATGTAACCCCCGCCGCCCCTAGCGTGTCTGTTGCCTATGCAAATGGAAACATTGCAGAGGTACAGCGCTGGTGCAATTCGAATTACAACTATTCACAGGAAGTTGATGGCATCAACGGGCCGAACACTAAAAAGGGTTTAGTCATTGCTTATCAGAGCGAATTAAACAAACAATTTGGCGCAAGGCTTTCAGTTGATGGTATTTTTGGCTCAAAGACAAAAGCCGCCACTGTAAATGTGCGATACGGCGCACAAGGAAAAATTACACGCGTATTGCAAGGAGCTTTGATCTGTTTGGGATATTCAACAAACGGCTTTGACGGTTTATTCTATGGGGGAACGCAAGGGGCAGTGAAAGCTTATCAGAGAGCAAAAGGGCTTTCAGTTGACGGCATCGCGGGAAAAAATACGTTTGCAAGCTTGCTTTCATAGACTTATAATGGTTGTGCGGTGCTTTTGCTGTTTGTATATATGAGTTGATCGTGATTGGCAAGCCTTACGGCTGCACGGTTGACGCAGTTGCCCATTGCGTATATGCATTTGGTTCATAGTCCGCCTTACTTGTTTTATGGGTTGATGTATACTTACGTTAGTAGTACGTCAACCCTTTATTTTTTTGGAGGTAAAAATGGACTTGCTAGAGTTGTTGGGCCTTGATGAAATTGAAGATTATGAAGGCTGGTGCAATGATGTAAAAGCCGCTTGGCCGATTTATAACGATGGTCAAGTAGCAGCAATCGAGCAAGCAACGACCGAAACGGCGCAATGGAAAGATAAATATGAGGAAGCAGCCGCGAAGAACTATGAATTGATTATGGCCGAAACGGGGAAAACCGAAGAAGCCGAATCAACCGAAGAGGAACCAGAAGAGGAAAAAAGCCTCGAGGAAATCGTACAAGAGAATCTAAAGGAGCGTGAGTAAATATGCCTAGCAGCCTTGATATGTCAAATGTGCAGATCGTAAATGCTATTCGTGATCAGGCGAGCGCTGACTTTCAGGCGCGCGTACCCGCAGCAACGCGCGGCAATTTGGCAAAAACGTTTGAAATCTTAAATCAGTACCAGCCTCTTATGAATGAGTTTATCACTGGTTTGGTTGATCGTATTGGCTTGGAAATCTTTCAAACCAACTCTTTCAACAATCAGCTTAAAAATCTTAAGCGTGGCAATATGAATTACGGCGGCACCATTCAGGAAATGCAAGCGGGCCTGATTCAGGGGCAACAGTACGACCCAGACAACACAAACCCATTTGGTGCGCCAAAGCCTGATATTGAAGTTAACTACTACAATATCAATCGACAAAACACCTATCCAATGCGTTATAACCGCTCACAGCTCGAACTTGCGTTCACTAATGAAGGTGGATTGTCCGACTTTTTGACACTTATCTTGAATGCCCCTACAATCTCCGATGAATGGGACGAATACCTTATTATGCGCAATCTTATCAAAGGCGCTCACGATGCCTGGGATGTGCCAACACTCAAGGTAGGCGATTTATTTGGGGCTGGGGCTGATCAGGAAACTATCGGAAAAGGTATTTTGCAGGCGATGCGTGAGCATTATTTGAAAATGCGCGATTTTATCAACACGCAATACAATGCTAAGCATATGCCCGTTTCGTCAGATGAAATTATGGTGCTCGGCACGCCACGTTTCTTTGCGTCTGTTGACGTTAACGTATTGGCCGCAGCCTTCCATATGGATCGCGCCAATTTCATTTCTGATCGCACTATTGTTATTGATGATTTTAATATTGAAGGCGTAGATGTGGCACTTATTGACAGAAGTGCTTATGTGTGCGCTGATAATTTGTATGCAACCGACACAATTTACAATCCAGCTACACGCGATTGGATTACTTATTTGCATCATTGGGGAACCTATGCACTTTCAAATATGCGTAATATGCTTTTGTTTAGCTCGACCGAAGATACTAATTTAGGACAGGTAAACGCGACTAGCGTTACCAGCGTTACTTTGTCTCTTGCAAGTGCAGTATCAAATAATGCAGTATTGGAGCCCGGCGCTGAAATTGCACTTACTCCAAAGGTAACCTATAGCGATTCGACCAATGACCAGGCGGTATATTATCTCATTACTAATATGAGCGCCACGGCTCCTGCTGACACAAGCGCACCTTCACCTAATGTTATCGAGCCTGATACTGGTACTTATATTGATGCACAGAATGTTTTGCACGTGTCCCGCATGAGCAAGTACGATACTCTTAATATCACCGCTTTTGCTGCTAAGGACAACACCAAGCTTGCTAATATCCTTTTGCATGATAAGGGCTATAAAGGTGAAAAGTAACTAATTTGGAGGTAGGAAATGCAAGAAACAAGCATGACGCCTACCACGTGGCCGACAAATTCCCAAGTCACTCTTTGCAGAGTGGCTTGGGATAATTCGTATAAAGACGTGGTTTATTTTGATAGCGAAGAAGATAGAAAAAATTATTTTTCTTCACTTGATTGTGGCGCTATTAAATTAACTGATTATACTTATCTAAAGCCTAATGAGCCTATTATGCTAGGCTTGCCCTATAGTGCTTGTTACACCTATAACTATTGCTTTGTTGATAACCCCTTGCAGCCCGTAGTGAATGAGGTTTATTTGCCACGTTTCTACTATTTCATTACAAGCGTTGCAATGGTAAATCCTTCTACCACCGCTATCACCTTGCAATTAGATGTTTTTCAAACTTATCTTTATAAGTTCAAGGTAAATAAGGCTTTTGTGGTTCGAGGCCATGCCGGAGTGCAGGCGGCCTATAATTGCCCTTACAAATACAATCCTGCGTCGTGGCGGCGTTATTGTTCGGTCCCAGAGGGGCTCGATATTGGTTCAGATTATACAATTCAGGCAAGGGGTGAAATAAACCTAAGCTACAATAGCAACGACAATGCACAAGATCGAAATGGACTCGCTCTTATTATTCAGTCATCAGGCGATTTGGCGGCGGATTGGGGAACAAAAAGCAATCCATCGTTCAAAACGTCAGACGGTCAATTCACAGACGGAATAGAAACGGGTTGCAATGTTTACGAAATTGGACCAGATAATTTTAAAAACTTATGTGATAAATTGCGTGATGCGCCTTGGGTAGCTCGCACCATTTTGTCTATTACGGTATTTCCGAAACTTTTTTTAACTGATGGCCCTAAAGTGGAATTAAACGGAATACCCGCTAAGTTTCTTGGCACAACACCAGACGAAGGGGTGTTTTATACGGCTAATGATCGTATTTATGATATGTTGAAATTATACTTGCCTGACGTTTATCATAAGTATTTCAAGCTGTTTACCTACCCATACGCATTCATCGAATTGTCAAATTTCACTGGTAGCCCCGTAATATATAAGCCTGAATATTTCAATACCGAAAAAGTTACCTTATCGCAAGTAACTTGTGCCGCTCCGCCCTATATTCGCATTGCGGTATATCCTAATGAATACGGCAGAAATATATGGTTCCAAGGAGCCGATGGAGACTATGAAGAGGGCTTAAATAAAGTTTATTTTGTGCTTGATGACACGAAACCAAGGCGAACCAAGAAGACGCGAAATGATGAGTATTTGAATAATGCACTATGGTTTAACAATTTACCGACTTTGAGCATCGTAAACGACAATTACTTACTTTATATGGCATCAACGGTAAATACGCGCACGTGGCAATATCAAAGCGCGGGTTGGGCGCAAACACGCTCAAACGCTCAAACGGCTATGAGCTATGATCAAGCGCAAGCAAGCCTTGCCAATAATCAGGCTAATATGGATGTGCAAAACACCTCACGAATTGCAAACGCTGCTTTGGGTGCTGTTGGTAGCCTTACGGGCGGAAACGTTGGCGGTGCGTTAATGGGAGCCGTTGGCTCTGGTATTGATTATTGGGCGGCAAATGAGCAGTTCAATAACAATCAGGCTCTCCAAAACCAATTTGCAACGCAAAACGCCGATTTAGCGCGGTGGGCTGCAAAGGGAGACTATCAAAACGCAATCGCAGGAATTAACGCAACCGTGCAAGATGCGCAATTAACAGCACCTAGCGTGGTAGGACAAGCGGGCGGCGATGGTTTCAACCTTGCCAATGGAAATTTTGTAATACAGATTACCTACAAGGTAATCAATCAAGATTATATGTATCAAATAGCGCAATATTTTAGCCGCTATGGTTATGCGATTCATGAGTTTTTTACGCCGCCTGAAGATTTTAAGTGCATGACCAATTTCACTTATTGGCAAATGCAAGAAACTTATCTTGATTGCGCTCAAGCTGACGAAGGGGTAAAAGAAACGCTACGCGGCATATTTGAAAAGGGCGTGACGGTTTGGAACAACCCCGCTAAAATTGGAAATATAGACGTGTGGGACAACGATATTATCGAAGGCGTTAGGTGGTATTAAAAATGGTAAAGCCGATAACCGAGAATGAAACGCAAGGGCGATTTGTGCCCTATTCGATAACGCAATACGGGCGTAATTATGTACGCCGCGTGTTAGGCACGCAGTCTGAAGGATACGATGTAGCGCAATACAATTTTTGGCGTGATTACCTTACTAATATCGCATTAAGTGCTTTTGAGTGGGAAAATGTCCCCTCGGGAATCGATACCCGCGCAATGGAATATATATTTCTTAATCACGGTCTAGGTGGCTTTTTTGAGGAAAGCGGCGGTTTTTTGTTCGCGCAATGCGCGCCCATTGATCAATGGAATCTATATTACAATCCCAATAAAGTAATGCTTTATAGTCCTGTTGGGCGCACCTGGGAGCGACATAATCAGCCGTGGGCAATACGTGAATCAAACGAGGAAGAAATCGAATATATGCCGCGTGATTGTGTTGTTGGCTATGACAATATGAATAGAAGCTTGCTAGTCAGCCATATTGATTACTACGCAAAGCGCCTAGCCATTTATGACCGCATTGCAGATATAAATGTTTGTGCACAAAGAACGCCCTATACTATCACGGGCCCCGAAAGCGCGTTGAAATCAAATCAGGCAATTATGGACAAGTTGATAAGCAATGAACAAGTACTTTATTTGAATCAGGGTTCGCAGTTTGTAAATCAAGTTGACGTGTTGTCTACGGGAGCGCCTTATGTTGCAGATAAAATACTTGCTGACCAGAAACGCATTTTAGATATTGCGGTTACGTTGTTCGGCGCTGATAACTCCAATACCGAAAAGCGCGAGCGCGTCATTACTCAAGAAGCAACGGCGAACAATGAGCAAATTATGCTGATGCGTAGAAGCCGCTTAGAATGCAGAAAACGCTTTTGCTTCGAAGTAAATTCAACGTTTGGGCTTGATATTTCGGTTAAATGGGGCGTTCCCCATATGGCTGAGCCTAACGACTTCAGAGCGTCAGACTTGACAGGCAATAAGGGTTACGAGGATTCATATTTTGAGGGGGTAGACGTAAATGCTGATTGATGCAAGTTATTTTTCTGGTATATACGAAACGCCCGATTTGGATAGTGTATTGCGCCTATACGGCTACGATATTGGTCTGGACGATTACCCTATTTGGGATGAAAGCAAACGCGAATGGCTGAACAATCGAATCATTGATCATTTCAGATACCGAAAAATTAGCGCTCACACCTCAACACAATTTGTATTTTTCCTGAATCGCACCATGCGGGAGCAAATGCCTATGATAAACCCCGTTTTTGAAATGCTTGAAAACGCTGCTCAAGATAAAAGTTGGCTTAATTATTTCACGACTGACACGGCATCAAGCAAAACAAACGGCGATAGCTCAAATAGGCAAGTGTATAGCGCGACACCGCAAGCACAGCTATACGCACAAGGCGGTGAAAACTACGCAACAAACCTTACTGACAACTCATCGAATGCAACCAATGAATCGGTAAATGAATCGACCCATACAGGCGTTAATAATATGGTTTCTACCGCCTTGCAAGAGTGGTTAAATGGGGTTAATAACGCCCTTACGACTTTGTTTTATGCGCTAGAGCCTTGTTTCATACAGATATATAATTAGTGAAGGAGGTTTTTTGTATGAGTATGCTGAATTATCCGTCTGATTTTGATATTGCATATAAAGGCTTTCAATATCCGTTACCACCATCATGGAAGTATGCAATTCGTTTGGAAGACCAAATTCAATGGCTTTTACAGGCACTTCTAAAAATTAATGACGAAGCGGTTTCACAGTCTATCCTTGACGCTGGGCTCGCTGATAACTTAGAACAAGCAAAAGAATACGCCGACAGCTTATATAATGTTTTGAAAAATCAAATCGCGGAAAACTACGAAGAATTGGACGAGCGCATTACTAATATCTATGCTGGTATTAGTATGTGGCCCTCACCCGTAGTAGACGGTAATAAGCAATATGCGCCCTATATCAACAAACAACTTTTTAATGCGGCTCGACCATACGCGGCAACGTATGCAGAGTTTACAACGAAATATGGTGAAATGACCTATTCACAAGTATCTACTGCCTTGCATGATTGGACACTATACCAGCTTGCATTTTATGCGGCGGTTCTGCTCGATTTGATTGACTTTGGCAACTTTGAGCAGGTATTGGCGCGGTGCAAGCCATACCCGATTGATGATACAATATATATAGCGTCAACGCCTAAGACCATTCACTCATGGGATGATCTTAAGAAATACGGGGCGCTTGCCTATATAAAGGAGGATTAAGAAACAATGGCTACTACTAACTACTCTTTGCCAACGCTTGAAAGTACGGCGCTTTTTGATCTGGTCACTGATTATAACGCGCTTGCAAATGCTACCGACTCCGCGCTTGCAAGTGTGGCGGGCCTTATTCCAACAGAAACCATTACCGAAATGCAGGGGCAGATTAGCTCCTTGCAGACTTTGACGGGTTCACAGGGTACACAAATTACTACGCTGCAGTCTCAAATGACCGCGGCGAACGGTAATATTTCAACGCTGCAATCTGGGCTAGAAACCACAAATACCAATATTGGAACTTTGCAGTCAGGACTACAAACTGCTAATAACAATATTTCGAAAAACACTTCCGATATAGCCACTCTTAATAAGGCGTTTGTTTTAAACGGAACGCAATATAATGGTGTGAATATTCACGCAAACGCAAGTTCACAGTCATTTATTAACGTTATGGTCAACACTGGCGCTACCGTTATAAATGTATACGGCCGTTGTACATTTTCAAGCTCAGTTTCGAAAACTAAAATACCAGGCACAAACTACTATGGAATCAAAACGCTAATTCAAATCCCACAAATTACGAAAGCGCATGTATTTGACTGCTCAGGCATTTCAAGTGTGAATAATCAGGGTGTAGTTTCTGGTACTGGTGTTTTTGCTATTGGTAGTGATGGTTATATATACCTGTTATACGCATCATCTAATACAGCATCACAGAGTAATACAATACTCACAATTTTTAATAGTGTTAAGTTCATCGGTACACCTGCACCATTTAGTGATAGCGGCGAATAATGCCCGATACCCGCACCATATGCTATTATGCAATGTATGTAATCGGTGAAGTTGAAAGTAATTGGAATTGGCAATCGGTTTATTATTCTGATCCTATTACAATAGGTATGATGCAGTGGTATGGTACGCGTGCCGCTGCATTACTCAACCGTATGAAAAGTGAACGCCCTACCGATTATGAAATGCTAGCTGATAGCCTTAAAAGCTCACTCAATTCGCACGCTGACACTGATGGCTATTGGAATAGCCGCTATTTGAATCAAACCGAGGGTAACAGCATTTCAAACGCTTTTGCGTCAACTGAATCACATATCGTTCAAGAAGATCAGGCAATTACCGACTTTCAGGGATATATAAATACCTTAGGGGGCTGGGGGTTATCACAATCAAACCCAAAGCCCCTCATATTTGCAATGAGCATGTATCATCAATCCCCCGCACAAGCTGGTAAGGTGGTTGCAACCGCAGGAGGTAGCGCAACGCTTGATAGAATATATCAAGTTTGTATGAATAACGCTGTATTGGGGCAATACAAAAACCGATATAATACCGTACACAAACGCTTGCAAGAATGGGACGGTGAGAGCATGCCACCCGATTTTGGTCAAAATGGCGGTTCAGGCATCACCGAGGGCGGTCAAAACCAAGGAACACAAGAACTTGCAAACGTTATAAAATACATTCAGTATTTCAATAACACCATGACGGTATACGGCACTAACGGGCTCGAAACAGGTCTTATTTGTGTTGAAACAAGTCCCGGTATTTGGTTGCCGTCAACTAACGCGACAGGTGCCGAAATAAGCGGCGGTAATACGGGTGGTGGTAGTGCAACTGGTACCGACGCGCAAAACAAGCTGGTAGAATTCGCTAAAAGTTGCCTAGGAAAGTTTCAGTACTCACAAGGAGCGGGGCGCTTAAGCCCTGAAACGAGCGGCTATACCGACTGCAGCGGTTTTGTTTGGTATTGCTATCAAAAGGTGTGTGGCATTGAAATTGGCACTTGGACAGGTGCACAGGCTGAAAAAGGGACTCAAATAGCTACAGGTTCAGGCGGAAACTTACCCGAGGCCAAAATGCAGCTTGCGGACTTGGTCATTTTTGGTTATGGCTCGAATACAACTCATGTTGAAATGTATATCGGCAGTAACCAACTAATTGGGCACGGTTCAGGACAGGGGCCGAAATTAAAAGCAAATGCAAACGCATATTGTGCTGGTAACTATAATTGGAATAGATGGCAAGTAAGAAGGTATGTATAAATGAAATACTGGGATATTAACAAGGCACTTTCTTATGATTCTACTTTCATATTTGCCCTCGGTCAAAGATCTCTAGGAAAAACTTACACCACACTTAAATATTGCGTAAAGCAATATATTAAAAAAGGTGCTGAAATGGTCTATATTCGCCGTTATGAGCCCGAATTAAAGAAAGTAGCGCCCTATATTTTTGACGATGTAGCATCAGACAAAGAATTGAAAGGGTATTTATTCAGAAGACGAGGACAAGAGTATCAAATAGCCAAAAAGCCTGCAAACGACGAAAAGCCTGAATATAAGACTTTTTGTCATTTGCTCATTGCGAGCCAATATCAAGATTATAAAGGTATTCCATTTCCAAATGTAAACAATGTCGTTTGGGATGAATACCTACGCGAAACACGGCGCCCGCCTGGTTACCTTCCTGATGAAGTTGCTGCATTGTTGTCTATTCTTGTTACCATTGCGAGAAATAGAACGAGCGTTCGTTTCTTCTTGCTTTCAAATGCTTGTGATTTGGTTAATCCATTGTTTAGGTTTCTTAATATCAATGAGGAACCTAAAGACGGACAAACCCGTTACAAGCTCGGCAATTTGACAAAAACAGGTGATGCGGTTACCTTGCTAATGGACTATATTCATGGCGCAGACTACGAAGCCCAAAGCTTGAATACGCTCGGCGGCGCTATCGCATCAGATACAAAATATGCTGATTTGATTACTTCCAACACTTTCAGTAATGCACACGATAATTTCATTGCTGAAAAGAGTTCTATTTCTCGATTTACAATCGCTGTTAAATACCGTGAAAGCATTTTTGCGCTATGGTCCGACGATTCTACGTGTATTTACTATATAAATGAGAAGGTGCCCTCAGATAAGCCCATATATGCCCTCACGTTGGAAGATTACGAGCTTAATATGATGGCAATAGACAAGTATCGGCCTTTTTTACAAAACATTTCACGCTTATATAAGAATGGGGCACTGCGTTTCAGTACCCCAAGACTTAGAGAAGATTTTTTCAAGATGTGCAAATTATTAAAAATATAGCGGAGATAATGCAAAGAACAATATTAACCAATACAAGAAATATAATAAAGCAAAGAAAAGATATTATAAATACCTCGATTATATCACGCATGGCTAATTACTTTCAGGAATGATAATAATTCGCTCAAGCTCAGGATCGAAATAAAATAGCAATACGTTAATATCTTTGTAGCTATTCCAATTACTAGCAGTAAGTGCAGATATACTTTCACCATCGCTAATACCAAAAGGATAACGGCAATCGGCAAATAAATACTGCATATGCCTAAATTCCTGAACTGTCATTTTAGTCTACTCCCAAAAGCTTAAAATAACCAGTTAAGTTAATATTCATATCAACGACCATTTCGCACGCATCGGCAATACTTTTTACGTGTTTGATGATTGTTTCCTTTTTGTATTCACCGTTTTTGCTGATGTATTCATGTTCGATTAAGACT